TTACAGAACATTTTTATGCCTCTTGGTGGCGGGTGGGACTGCTTTGACAGGCCGTGTGCTCGCAGTGTGCTTGTCGGCACCAGCTACGGACGGCACGAGCTTCAACCCGCCAACTGCCTCCACCAGGAAGCCCACATCCTTCCCGAAGTAGTAGTTGGCGGTGATGGTCGGGCTGGAATGGCCGGCCAGGAGTTGGCCGGCGCCGATGTTGCCGCCCGAGTCCATGATCAGGTGGGTCAGGAACGTCTTCCTCAAGTCGTGGAAGGTGAAGCCCTCGGGCAGTTCCTGCCCGGCCCAGCGGGCGACGCGGCCCAAGAGCTTCGCGGTGTCCCACCCCCGGCCGCGCATGCCGCCCTCCGGCGACGCGAAGACGAGCTCCTCGACGAGGTCGCCGCGCTTGCTGCGAGGCGCGGCCTTGAAGGCGGCGAGCAACTCCGGGTGGAGCGCTGGGTGGACGGGCACCAGGCGCTCCTCGCCGCCCTTCGTGGTGTCGCGCCCCCAGCTGTGCCGCACGTGGATGATGCCGTATGGGCCCTCCTCCCAGTGAATGTCCGCCCACCGCAGCCCGGCGATCTCTCCGCGCCGCAACCCCGAGAGCACGGCGACGAGTAGCAACAGCCGGTGGTGTCCAGCGCCGCTCAGGAGCGCCGCCACCTGCGCCCGCGACAGGAACCGAGGCTTCCTCTTCGCCACCTTCGGACGCGGCACCTCCGCCCAGGGATTGTCCCGCCGGGCCCCGAGCCGCATGGCGTACTTGAACACGATGCGCCCGAGCGAGTGCAGATTGCGCACGGTGGTGTCCGCCATGCCCTGTGCTCGCGCCTGCTGGAGCAGGCCGTCACAGTCGGCCGGGGTGACGGCCGCCACGGGCTTCTTCTTGAAGTGGGGCGCGAACCACTTCCTGATGACAGAGCGCTTGGGCTCCTGCGAGGGCTGGTGCTGCGTGCTGGCCACGTACTTCGTGAAGAGTTCGTCGCACGTCATGGGCACTGGGGCCGGTGCGGCAAGGCCAGCCGCCACCCGCTCCGCCTGCATCGCCTTCTCCTGGGCGATGCGCTCGGCCTCCGCCTCCATCCTCGCCGCCGTGCGCTCGCGCGCGGTCCGGCCCGCGGCGTCCCGATAACGGATCCACCAGGTGCCGAAGTCAGGCGCACGGCGCTGCAGGCGCTTGCCCGCCGCGAGCACCGCCTTCCCCTTCGCGTTGGGCCGGAAGTACGCGCTCGTCACGCCCTCACCCTGCCTGTCCCGACTTCGACTGAGCCTGCACCCACGCGCGCACCTTCGCGGGGTCGAAGCGGTAGTTGCGTGCCCCGAGCGTCACGTAGGGCAGTCCGAGATTCTCTCGCACCTGCTTCCACACCCACGACTTGCTTACCCCGAGGAAGGCAGCCACCCGCTCGCAGTCCCACAGGCCACCTTCGGGCACCGCCACCAGTCCTGGCCGGCGCTCCTGCTGATTGCACTCATCCACTTTCACGCTCGCTCCCGGTGCGCGCGGAGACGCCTCCGTGCGCGTGCCGCTCTCTCTGACTGTTTGACAACTCCCCCATCCCTCCCCTCCCCCCGCTCGCTTCCGCCGCGCTGCTAACAACCTTCGTGCCACCGTCTCCAAGATAGACACCGCCGCCCATGCGTCCGAGAACGTGGATGTGCGTCCGCCCCCGCGCGCTCAGTGCGAGCCGGACAGGCGGGCATGGAAGGTGATGGGGTTGGCGCTCCAACGCGCGAGGCGCGAGCGGCCGGGTTCAGCAGGGAGAGAGGACGCTGGAGATGCTCCACCGCACACCCCAAAAACAGACGCCCCGAACGTGTTAGGGCACGTGCGGGGCGCTGCCGACACACCCCCAGGGCAGTCCATAGGGGCAGTCTAGAGAAGGGCCGGGCACGCGCGAGAGCGCGCACCGACCCCTATGTCTTGAGATGTGGTGTGGACTCGCCGCCCTAACAGCGAGGACACACGGAGTAACTACAGCAACGTCAAATCGATACTACCACGGCCCGTGAAGCGCAAGTCCCTATCGAAAGATCGACGTTGGCTTCTGCTGCGGCTTAGCGGCCGGCAGGTAGCACGTGCCGTCCAGTTCATAGAGTTTGTCGGGACAGGGAGCGCGAGTCTTGTGCGGCACCCAGCAGCCCCCGAAGTGTTCCTCCTCCAGCGTCTTGTCACACGGCGCCTTCTTCTGGACGTCGAAGGGCTTCTTCGGCATGGGCCGGGCGAGCACGGGCGGGCCGAAGTCGACGGTGTCGGTGAGCAGCAATCCCGTCAGATCCCCGCCGTCGTCCCAGCTCGCGTCGCTCCGGGCAGTAGCCAACTCGGGGTGTGAGAGCCAGTCCTCCACCGGGGTAGCGTTGCCCGCGTGGAGCATCAGGAGCGCCACGCAGGCGACGAGCGCGGCCCCGAGTGCTGGGCGGTGCCAAGCCGGGATCGCTGGCGTCACGACGCTGGGGGCCGACGGGCGGCGGGAGCGCAGGTGCCTGAGCGTCTCCGGAGTCTTGAGGGTCCGTGTGACGGCCTCGTGCAAGTCGTAGAGCATGAAGTCCAGCTCCTCCGCAGCATCCCCGGCGTCGGTCTCCTCGGGCGCAGACTCCACCTCGAGCGCGAGGTACGCGGGGGACACTGAGGAGCACAGGCGGATCGTCCACTCGGCCACCGGCACGTCGAAGGCCTGACGCTCGGTGTGCTGCAACAGCAGCGCCGCTGCGCCTGTCTCGACGTTGTGCGCCCGATAGATGCGACCCAGGTCGTCTCCGGTGTTCCGGTATCTCCGCTCGAGTTGGAACGGCCCAAGCCGGTTCCCTCGAGGGGTGTTGTTGGACATGGCGCGGCCCTCCCGCGCCGGGGTGTACCACGGCCCGCACCGACGCTGTCCAGCTCGGCATATTCACGCGCCCCTTCTCCGCGGGCATGAAGCACTTCTTCACCGCCCGTCACCGTCGCCTCATGGGGCTGCCCGAGTCCGAGGAGGAGCCGAAGGTGCCCACCGGCCTGCCTCCGCGCTGCTGCGAGAAGGCCGTGGAGGAGCGCTGCACCTGCGAGGCACGGGGGTGGAAGTGCCCCGTGCACGGGCGCCGCCTCAACCCCTGCACCGGACTCACCCACGACTGAGGCCCCGAGCGGTTCCGGCCTCCGCGGGCCCCGGGCGGACTTCCCCCCTCCGTACGGGGCCCGTGTCTTTTCGCCCACCCACCTCCACGTGGAGATCCGCCCCATGCCCTGTCCCCTGCCCTCCTCCTCCCCTCTCCCCGTGCCCACGCTCGCCGAGCTGCTGCAGGCGCTTGAGTCCGTCAGCCCCTCCGAGGCCGAGCGGTACCGGGCGCGGGTGGGCGCCATCGAGGAGACGTGCGCCCAGGTGCACGCGAGGCTCATGGAGGACGAGGCGGCCTTGGCGGCGGTGGCGCCTGGTGGGCTCCGGTTCCCCTACGAGGAGTGGATTCTCCGCTCCTCGGCGGCCTCGGGCTCCCGCCGCGCCTGGCGCGCGCTCGCCGTAGACGAGGCTGTCCTGCGCGAGGCCCTGGAGTTCTCCCTCTTTCTGGCGCGGCACTTCGCCGCCTCGCCCTACGTCGTCTGTGAGGCCTGCCGAGGTTCCGGCTGGGGGCCACGTCCTCCCGAGGGCTCCGGCCTGGAGCGGCCCCTGTGCGCGGGCTGCGGTGGCAGCGGGAGCGTCCGCCGGACGTGAGGCACGCCCCTTCTGAGTCGTTGCCCAGGCCGCATGAAGCGCGCCGGGCAACTCAGGAGGCAGTCTCATGAGGCAGTCCATGAAGTGGCTCAGCGCCGCGGCGTTCCTCGTCCTCTCCGGCCCCACCGTCATGTACGCGGCGGACCTGCCCGCGGAGAAGTTGACGCGGGACTTCATCAACAAGGGGGACGGGAGCCGGATGTGGCACAATCTCTACGACAGGATCACCAACCACATCCACGCCATCTGGAAGAAGTACGGCAAGGGCACGATGACGCCCGAGTCCGAAGAGTGCCTCCGCCAGAAGCTGACCGAGTTCCATGTGAAGGCGATGGCGCCCTGGATGAAGGGCGGCATCCACAGCCCGGAGGCCGTGGGGGAAATCCTCCACCGTCTGAGCAAGCAGGGCGGTGAGCGCTGCCCGAAGGGCAACCCCGGCCTCGTGGCGTACCAGGCGTGGGCTCGGGACGAGGACTCCAAGCTTCGGGACGAGCGGAGCGCCTTGGAAAAGGCCGTCGACGAAGGGGTGAGCGCCGCCCGCGACGCCATGGGACGGCCGCTCACGCCCGCCGAAGTGGCCGCCATCGGCGCGGCCATCATCTTCTCGGCCCCCGTTTGGGCGCTGCCGTAGCGACAACGCCACGAGGTGAATGAAGGGCCCGGTCTCCGAGGTGGAGGCCGGGCCCTTCGTGCTTCATAACGGCAGCCGCGTCAGTGGATGGCGGCCTTCACCGCCACCCTCCCCTTCGCCGCGGCGGTGAGCTTCTTCCCCCAACTGAAGAGCCCCGAGGCGCCGGCGGCGGTGAGCAGCGCGCCGAGCACCAGCGAGAGGGAGATGGGCGTGCCCGCCTGGAGCGCCGCCACCAGCGCGAGGGACACGGCGGTGGCCATGCTCAGCAGCACGCCGGCCACGTCCGAGGAGAGCCACGGCACCCGGGGGGAGAGGAAGCGGCGCACCACGTAGACGGCGCCGAGCACCAGGGCGCACGCGAGCAGGCCCCAGTTGCGCGAGGTGAGGGCCTGCACCACCAGCTTCACCACCTCCCCCAGGCCCACCTCGGTGGGGGGCGGGGACTCGGGCGGGGCCTGCACGGCGGGCGCGGCCACGGGGGCGGGCGGGTTCGCCCGAGCCTGGGACACGGCCTGACCGAACATGTGGGCGGTGAGCTCGCCCGCGTGGGTGGAGTCCGCTGCGGGGGCCTGGGCGAGCGCGGGCGAGGAGAGGGACAGCAGCGAGAGGACGGCGAGGGACGACAGGGAGGGACGACGCATGGGGACTCCTGGGCAGGGCGGGCGAAATGCCAACCCAGGAGGAAGGAAGGGGCGCCTCAGGGCACCGAGCGGGCGGAGGCGGCCGGTGCATCCGTGAGACGCTCGACGGCGCGAGCAAGCCGGGACAGCTCGCGCTCCATGCCGTCGAAGCGGGCCTCAATCCGCGCGGCCTGGGTGGCGGCGCTGGACTGGGCGGAGGAGATGCGCGTGAGTTCAGCCTCAGCGGTGGTGCAGCGGCGCTCGAGGTGACGCACGTCCGCGCCCAGCGTGCCCCACTGCACAGCGAGCCCGAGCAGGGAGACCACGATGGGCACGGTCATGGTGAACCACGGCGATGGGCGCGACTCGGCGGAGGTGGGGAGTGGGGGCGTACTCATGCCAGCCGAGAAGGGGCGCCGTATTAGCCCTTCGTTGCGTCGCTAGCAGGCATCAGCACCAGGGCGCCAAAGGGAAAATGCTCCCACAACACGAACTCCCAGAGGGCGTATTCCTCTTCGCGCCAAGCTCGGTAGCGCAACGCCGGCGCAAGGCGCTCATTATACGGGACCGCCATGAGAACATCACGAACGTCAGCGGCCACCTGTTCTTCAAACTGATCAAACCAGAAGAACGCAATCCTTGCATCTAATGGCAGTGTCGACTTGTGCTCCTTGTAATGGAAGCCGCGTACAAATTTCGCAGCGATCAATTGCCGCACGGGGGCTTCAATCTGAAACGCAGGCGAGACGGTCACATGCAGTCCGCCAGGGGTCCGCCCGGCGAGCCGCGGATAAGCGCGGCCGTCTTCTGGAGTAAGGACATAACGAACATCCTTGGCAATCCGTCTCAGGCGATCATCGCGGCGCCTCGCCTCCTCTTCTGTGGGGGCGTGACGTGATTGCCAGGAGCTTTGATGTTTTTCGATGAGGCTCTTTGCATGTGGGACGTCAGGATTGAGCGCCATCAGCAATGGATGTGCGAACGCCCGCTCCGCCTTTTCGAACTCATCGTTACAGATGCCACAGGCGGGCACGGTTACGCGCTGCACGGTCTGAGGAGTGGTCGCGGGATACCAGCTCTTCGGCAGTACGTGTTCGACTTCATGGGCCAGTCGGGTGAGGCAGAACACACAAAGCTTGGCTCGTCTCGTCTTCCTCGCAGTCATGTCGCGGAATTGCCGGTCCTCTCTCCCTGCTAGATGCATGGCAGTCGGGTGGACCAACTGCGGGGACACCAGATGCTGCGCGCATCCTAGGACATGTCCTCATTCTGGCGGTTCAAACGCCCAGGGTTGAACAGTGAGCAACGGGGGCGCTCATCGAGGAGACGAGCAGCACAGACAGGGAAGGCGCAGACGACCGGTACGTGGCCCCGATTGAGTCAGCGGACCGATCTGGCATGTAGGTCAGTGAACCACCCCACCCCCAAAAACCGCGAGCGCGGCCCGGCGGACGATTGCTTGGCGCGGTGCAATCTCGCGCTCGCGGCTACCCCACGCTCCCCCACCGAAGCTTTGGACGGAAACTGTCAGACGACCCCCCGAAAAATCGAGGTGGAGGGCCCTACCCCGGCCTCTAACCGCCCGGAATCACTCCCGGGGCCTTGGCGGGAGGGGGTGCAGAAAGGAGCAAAACGGCGCACTCCACGCCCCTTCTCGGGGGTGTCACCTCGCAGTCCACCCCGGAGCGCACTATGTCCGTCCTGCCCAGCAGTACCCCTCCTCCCTCCACTGGCTACACCCCTCCGCTCGAGTTGCTGCAGGCGGCGGACGACATGCTCCTGGGGGCTTCTCCCGGGGAACTCGCCGACGCGGCCCGCGGGTATGTCGCCCACGGGCGGCCCACCGGCGGGCACTCGGCGATCACCGGCGCCGAGCTGCCCGACTTCGACGTGTGCCGGCCGCTCGTCCGTGCCGGGTGGCTCGCCGTCGTGCGTGAGCTGTGCCCACCCCCGAAGGAGCCCTCCAAGGGGACCATCACCGTGCATGTGCCCGAGCTGAAGGTGGATGTGTCCGATCTGAAGCCGGAGCTGGAGCGGCTGGAGGGCTTGGTCAACCAGCTCACCACGGCGCCCGTCTCCATGTCCGACCTGTGCCACGGGGCGCGCGCCCTGGCCGAGGCGTCGACCCTCCTGAGCACCAGCGACTCGGACGCGTCCAGGGCCGTGGCCGCGCTGGTGCAGGACATGGCGAAGTGCCTGAGCGCGCAGGTGCGCGAGCTCACCCCGCCTCAGCCCTGATTCCCCGGAGCAGGGGACGCGACTTCAGTGGCGAACTCTTCTTTTCGGCGGAGGAGTACGAGACGAGCTCGCTTCTCGCCCAGCCCTGACGCCCAAGGATGGACGCCCAGAATTCACCTATGGCGAGCCACCCAACAACTCGCGGCACACGGACACGGCGGCTCATCGTTCAGTTGGCCTGCACTGTCTATCGCCTAGCATTGAGCGACCGCCTACTGTCGATCGTCCGGCATCGGGCGGTCACCCGCCGAGTAATACCCAGCAGTTCCATGATCACGAGGAGGTTCCCGCGAATGCAGTTGTTAATGTGGACGAGGAGCGCATAGCTTTGGTCACAGCCCTGTGGCGCTCCAATCGGAGCATCAAAATGAGAAACATCGTTTTTGCATTGGCGCTGGCGTTGGTGTGCATGGCATCCAACGCATATGCGGTCGATCACACCCTGATCAACAATACCTCATGGAGTGTCGGTGCGTTGGGCGACGCAGCGATGACGAAAGACGCGCCACATCCAACTCCGTGGGTCTTTCAGGCAGACGGCTCGGTTCGCGCTCAGGGGTACTGGGTTGGTGCGTGGGTTTCATACCCTGACCAGAACAAGTTGAAGGTCACCATTGTCACCACGAGCGGATTGACCGATACGTTCGAGGTCGACTTTCTGACGTCGAACTGGTTCGTCGCGACCAAGAACAACCAGCTCTACAGATATGGGAAGCGGCTGTAGCGAGCATTCGTGTCACACCTTGGAGCACGATAGTCCAAGCCAGTCCAAGCCTATTGCGCCCTCTGGAGGGTGCAATATGAGATCCCTGACTACGGGACTCCCTGGGCTTTGCCCGCGCATGCCATTGCGTGCCTAGCGCGGTGGTATCTCTTGTCTGCCTTCCCTGCCTCTGGGAGGGAAGGCGCTAGGGCACTCCGCCACAACTGACTCCAAGAGACCCCGCCCCTTCTCGGAGGGCATGGCCAGGCCCAAGGGAATGCCGCCGGAGCTGCTGGGCGCGCCCTCGGACGGGCCTGGGGAGGATGCGTCCGAGCTGCCCGACCCGCTCGCGGGCTTCCAGCTGCGCGCCGGGACTCGCGGCCCGCGCACCACGCTCACCAAGGCGATGATCCCCATCATCGCCGAGTCGCTCGCCCGTACGGGCGTCCAACGCATCGCCGCGGCGAAGGCGGGCACCACCGAGGACTGCCTGGGCAAGTGGCTCACCAAGGGCCGCGACGCCGTGGCGCGGCGCAAGAGCAGTCTCTACACCGAGCTGCTCTTCGCGTGCGAGCAGGCCTGGGCGCACCGCTTCGGCTTCCTCATCGAGTTGGGCGAGCGGACGGTGGTGGATCGGCACGCCAACCCCCGCTTCATCACCTGGCTGATGCAGGTGACGGCGCCGAAGCAATTCACCGTGCCGCGCGAGCCGGCCGCCCAGGTCCAGGGCGGCGCGCTCGGGCCCGCCTTCGAGCTCGTGTCCCCCGAGGCCGCCGCCAAGAGCGTGCGCGAGAAGCTGCTGCGCTTCCTCGAGGAGGACGACAAGCGAGACGCGACACCATCCGAGGAGGCACCACCCGAATCTGGTGAGGCCGCGCCCGCGGAGGCTGGCTGATGGTCGCCATGGTCGCGGTGCAGGACAACCCGCTCGCGGGCCTGCCCATATCCGAGGAGGCACCACCCGAATCTGGTGAGGCCGCGCCCGCGGAGGCTGGCTGATGGTCGCCATGGTCGCGGTGCAGGACAACCCGCTCGCGGGCCTGCCCATCATCCGCCCCGAGACGCACGGGCGCCATTCGCTCTCCGAGCGCGCGGGGCTCAAGTTCCGCGACCAGTTGCGCCGCCAGCGCGAGCTGGGCGCGAAGCTCACCGCCGACTTCGCCCTCGACGGGCACCTGCGCATGAGCCCCGCGGAGGTGCTCGCCTGGCACTACGACCCCACCCTGTGGCGACGTCCCGTGCAGACGCCGCCCTCGGGGGTGTGGCGCACCTGGTTCCTGTTGGGCGGGCGCGGAGCGGGCAAGACGTACGCCGGCAGCATCGCCGTCATCGAGGAGGCCCAGGCGGACCCCGAGGCCCGCATCCTCATCGTCGGCCCCACCGACTCGGAGATCCGCAAGACGCAGCTGGAGGGCCCGAGCGGCATCCTCTCGCTCGCCCCGCCGTGGTTCCGCCCGGTGCACCGGCGCAGCAAGCGCACGCTGGACTTCCCGAACGGGGCGAAGGCCTTCTATGTGCCCGCCCAGAACCCCGACAAGCTGCGCGGGTACAACGTCAGCCTCGTCTGGGCGGATGAGATTGTCGCCTGGAAGAAGTCGCCCGAGGAGGTCTATCGGGAGTGCCGCCGCGTCGCCCGAATCCAGACGTCGCGGATGCGCGCCCAGGGCCTGCCGGCGCGGCTCATCATCACCACCACGCCCAATCCCAACCCGCTCTTTCGAGAGATTCTCTCGGACCGGGACGGGCTGGTGCTCGCGTGCTCGTCCACCTTCGACAACGCAGCCAACCTGGACGGGAAGTACATCGCCTACGCGCGGCGGCTTCAGAACACCACCATCGGCCGCCGGGAGTTCCACGGCGAGCTGCTCTTCCTCGAGGACGCGTGCCTCTACGGCAAGGTGGACTGGAATGCCTCGCGCGTGGAGAGCGTGGAGGCCATCGCCCCGCGTGAGGGCAAGCCGCTCTTCGACAAGCTGGTGGTGAGCGTCGACCCGGCCACCGGGGAGAAGAAGGACAGCGACCTGCACGGGATTGTCGTGGAGGGGATTCGCGAGGAGGCGGATGGCCTCTTGCACACGTACGTGCTGCAGGACGCCTCGCTTCGCTCCCCCGAGCCCACTACCTGGGCCCAGGCGGCCGTGGACGCGCTGCACCGCTGGGAGCACCTGGCGCCGAAGAGGAAGGCCTTCATCTTCGCGGAGACGAACACCGGCGGCTCGCTGGTGAAGAACGTCATCCGCTCTGTGGACGGCAAGGTGAAGGTGAAGGGCATGCGCGCCATGCAGTCCAAGGCCGAGCGCGCGGCCCCGGTGTCCGCCATGGCCGAGGCGCGCCTGGTGCACATGGTGGGCAAACACCACCGCCTCGAGGAGCAGCTCGCCAAGTTCACCGGTCAGGACGGCGGCCACGGTCGCGACGACCGGGCGGACGCCTTCGCCTGGCCCATTTACCTGTACGTGTGCCCGAAGCGGCAGAACGCCGGCGTGGCGGGGCGTCCCGCCGAGGCCCAGGAGGACGAGGACGACGAGTAGCCGCGCGCCCCTTCTCGGCGGGCATGGCGCGCCCCTCTTTCGGCACCCGTTTCAAGGCGGCCCTGGCGGGCTTTCTCCTGCCGGGCAGCGGACGTCCGCTCGTCCACGGCATCCCCATCAACCCCTTCACCCCGCGGCGCGGCTCTCGCGCGGTGTGCTCGGCCTACCGCACCAACGGCTGGCTGCGCGCGGTGGCGGACACGGTGGCGGAGTCCGTGGCCACGCCCCGGTGGCGGGTGCTCAAGGCCACCACACCCAAGGGCAAGGCGCTGCTCGCCACGTGCAAGAGACTCAGCACGGAGGCGCGCACCCGGACGGGCGCGCTCGAGCGCCACCATGTGCAGGCCAAGGGACTCGCCCGGGGAGACTTGGTGGAGCTCGACACCCACGAGCTGCTCACCCTGCTCGAGCACCCCCACCCCGATTTCACTGGCCGCTCCCTGCGCAAGGTGCAGCAGCTGCACCTCGACTTGCCCGGCGAGTCCTTTCTCTGGCTGCGCCGCTCCACGTATGGCTCGGTGGTGGGCTACGAGGTGGTGCCCCCCGCGTGCGTCCTCCAGACGCCCACCCAGACGGGCGCGGGCTACCTCGTCGTCTACAACAACTTCTCCGGCATGGTGTCCCGCTCGGAGATGGTGTGGCTGCGCCACCTGGACCCGGACAACCTGCACGCGCGTGGCGTCGGCCGGGGCCTCGCGCTGGGGGACGAGCTCGACGCGTCCGAGGCCATTCAACAGACACTCAAGTCCACCTTCGAGCGGGGCGGCCTGCCGGCAGCCATCGTCGGCGTGGATGGCGGCACTGCGGGCGACGGCGAGGACGAAGTCGAGGACCTGCGCGCCAAGTACGAGGAGCGCTTCAGCGGCCCGGACTCGGCCGGGCTCGTCTGGTTCGTGAATGGCAAGACGACGCTCTCCCAGGTGCAGCAGGACTTCCGCGCGCTCCAGCTCGTGGAGGCCGAGAAGTCCCTGCGCGACTACGTGCGCCAGGTGTACAACGTGCCCCCGGAGCTGGTGGGCGATCTCACCAGCGCCAACCGCAGCACGAGCGAGGAGGCGAAGTACACGTTGGCGGAGTACGCCACCCTCCCGCGGCTGGAGTTCCTGCGCACCGAGTACCAGCTGCGCCTCGTGCCGCTCGTCGACCGGGACGCCGTGCTCGAGTACGACGACCCGCGCCCCCACTCCTGGGAGCGGCGCCTCAAGGCGATGACGAGCGCCTACGGCCCCCATGTCCTCATGAATGAGGCGCGCGAACTCGCGGGCCTGGCCCCGGACTCGAAGCTCAACGGCGTGCGCTTCCAGCCCCTGCCAGGCGCCCAGCCCGTGCAGGACGGGCCCCCCGAGCCACACAACGAGCCGCCCCCGCGCGGGCCTGCCAAGGGCTGAGCGCCCCTTCTCCTCCGGCATGAAGCTGCCTCCCACCCCGCCCACCGATGGCGTGCTCAAGTCGCTCGGCCACCTGGTGCGCAAGTCCGAAGGCGCCAGCGGCAAGCCGGTGTTCCGCATCACCTCGGACGTGCTGGACCGGCACAACGACAGGGTACGGACTGGCGCGCTGAAGACGCAGTCCTTCGAGAAGAACCCCGTCCTGCTCTGGGACCACCAGCACGGAGTTCCGGCGCTGGGTACCGCGCGCGTCTTCCAGGAGGGGGACGAGTGGTTCATGGAGCCCGCCTTCGACGGCATCGGCAACCTGTCGAAAGAGGTGGGCGCCAAGGTGGAGGCGGGCACCCTGAGCACCTGCTCCATCTTCTTCCGCTTCTCCAAGTACGAGCCGAACGCCGAGGGCGGGCTCGACTACGAGGAGTGCGAGTTGCTCGAAGTCTCAATCACAAACATCCCCGCCAACCCCGAGGCCTGCCGCGTGAAGAACCAAGGACAACAGAAGAAGAATGGCGACGCCCCCACCCCGCCTCCCGAGGAGTCGGGCAAGGACGCCGAAGGGCAGGACCTGGGCGCGCTCCTGGACGAGAAGTTGGGTCCTCTCGTGGAGGCCCTCGGCAAGCTCACCCAGGCCCTGGCCGCCAAGGCCGAGGAACCGGCCGAGGACCCCACCGACACCGAGGAGGAGGCGGGCAAGGGAGATGACGAGCCGCCCGCGCCTCCCGCCGAGGCGCCCACCGAGGCGAAGTCCCTGAAGCGCTTCCGCTCGCCCTTCGTGTGCGGCTGAGCCAGCACCCATTACCCCTCCCCTCTCTCCCGAGGTCTCACCATGAAGCTCACCCCCGAGCAGCAGAAGTACATCGACGAGCAGGTGGCCAAGCAGCTCAAGGCCAAGCAGAAGGAACTCAACGCGCTGATCTCCAAGGGCGTCGCGGACGAGCTCGCCGCGCGGCCCGCGGCTCCCGCCCCGGCCCCCGCCCCATCGGCGGGAGCCACCCCGGGCGAGCGGCGCAAGACGCTCAAGCAGTTCTTCGGGCTGTCGGCGAAGGCCAGCTACCTCCAGGCGGCCGCGGCCGGAGGGCACGTCAATCAGACGCTCGCCGACGCGGCCGCCAAGGCGGCGACGGAGCTGGGCTCGCGCTTCGCCGCCAAGGCGGAGGGGCCCAACGGGGCGGTGGTCACCACTGGCGGCGCGCTCATGTCCGAGGAGTGGAGCACCGACATCATCGGCATGCTCCGCGACGTCATGGTGCTCCAGGCAGCGGGCGTGCGCGTCGAGGCGGTGCACGGCTCGAAGAAGAACCTGGGCAAGCTCAACTCGGGCGCCACGGCCGAGTTCGTCGAACCGGGCCAGTCGCCCACGCCGAGCAACATCGACACGGGCATGGTCATCCTCGCGCCGAAGAAGTGCATGGGCCTCATCGAGCCGACGAAGGACATGCTGCGCGATCCCAGCTTCCTCGGCAGCGAGGCCACCTTCACCGACGACTTGCTCGCCGCCATCGGCCTCAAGGCGGACCTCGAATGCCTCGTGGGTGACGGCACGGGCCCGCGCCCCCTCGGGCTGGTGCGGCAAATCGTGGCGGCCAACAAGTTCTCGCTCACGGTTCCCATCACCAGCGCCAACCTCGCCGCGATCATCACCGCCCTGGACAAGGCCGAGCGCCTGGTGCGCGAGAGCAAGCACACCTTCCAGGGCGCCAAGCCGGGCTGGGTGATGACGAGCAAGACGCTGATGGCGCTCAAGAGCCTGCGCGACAACGCCGGCTGGGTCTTCCGGCAGCAGTTGGATCAGGGGATGCTCAACGGCTACCCCTTCCATGTCACCGACAGCACCAGTGGCAAGGGCAAGGGCGGGAAGGACTTCATCATCTTCGGCCTCTGGGATACCGCCACCTTCGGCATGGCATTTGGCGGCGGCGAGGCGCCCGAGAACGGCATCATCGTCGAAATGAGCGAGCCGAAGTTCTCCCAGGATCTGGCCACCTTCAAGGGCATCACCTACGTGGACGTGAAGCTGCGCTACAACAACACCTTCGCCGTCATCGAGGAGCTCACCTTCCAGTGACGCCCGTGCCGCGCCGGGTGCGGCACGGACCCGGTGCGTCCTCTCTTCACCTCTCACCCCAGGACTTCGTATGGCATTGCACCCTTCCCTCAACGACTTCGGCGCGTACCTCTCCGCGGTGGGCACCCTCGCGGATGCGAGCGGCCCCAAGGGCTACTCGCCGGCCACGCTCGCCGCCAACACGTACACGGACGGAGACGCCTTCTCCCTCGAGGGCGCGCGCAGCGCCGTCCTCACCGCCATGACGGGCACCGCCACCGGCAACCCCACCGCCCAGAGCCACGTCTTCACCATGGAGACGAGCGCGGGCGGCGACAACCCCACCTGGACGGCCTACGAGGGCGCCTCCGTCTCCCTCACCGGGAACGAGAAGAGCGGTCGCGTCGACTTCTCCCTGGGGCGCGTGCCCGCCGGGCACACCCAGGCGCGCGTCAAGGTGGTGGTGGGATTCACCGATGGCACCTCCCCTAAACAGACGGTGGCCGCCCACGTGGTGCTCGGCGGCTACGAGACGCTGCCCGCCCCTCGGTAACCCCGGCGCCCGTCAGTCACCAGCCGGGGAGGACGCCCGCCCCGGGCAGTCTCCCCGGCTTTCCATTTCGAGGTGCCGCCATGCCTTTCGCTGAAGACTTCACCACCCTGGCCCGAGCCGCAGAGCGCCTGAAGGTGCCCCCCACGGGCGCCGAGCTGCCCGGCCTGGTGCTCGCCGCTTCCCGCGCCGTGGCCAACTTCCTCGGCTACCCGGCCTCCCTTCGTGAGGGGGTGGAGGAGACGGTGGTGGGCCAGGGCGGCGTGTACGTTTGGTTGCGCGCGGGCGCGGTGCGGCAGTTGCGCTCGGTGCACGTGCGCGGCGCCGAGCTGCCCGCGGGGGACGTGGCCATTGACTGCCCCCGCGCGGGGCGCCTCGTGCACCGGCGCGGCACCTGGCCCTTCACCGGCAGCGCCACGCGGGGCATCGTCCCCACCCCGCTGCGCGCCTGGGACACCGGGGAAATTGTCGTCACCTTCGACGCGGGCTGGCGGACGCCCGGGCAGGTGGCCCTGGCGCTCGAGGCGGACCCGGACAGCACCCTCGCGAGTGAGCTGCCGGCGGAGCTGGAGGAGGCGGCCCTGCTCACACTCACCGCGCTCCACCGGGTGGCCGGGCGGGACTTGAATGTCGTCTCCCGCGCCACGGGCTCGGCCTCCGTCACCTGGCGCGCGGACGCGAGCGCGGTGCCCCTGCTGGCCCAGCAGCTCGCCGCACCCCACCAGAAGCCCGGACGGAGGCATGCGTGAGTCTCATTGCCGAGGATCTGAAGGAAACCCTCCACCTGCGCCGCTTCGTGCGCATGGTGGACAACGGCCGACGCGAGGACTTCGGCCCGCCCGAGCCCCACCCCTGCCGGTGGGAGCCCGGCGCCCGGCTGGTGAAGTCGGCCGAGGGCAAGCAGGTGGTGTGCGAGGGGACGCTCTTCACCACCGCCCAGCTCGGCCCGCGGGACTTGCTGTGGCTGCCCGGCACCAACCCCGCCGACTACACGGCGAGCCGCCGGGCCCTCAACTCCTACGAGCGCAAGGACTTGGAGACCGGCGCCTTCGACCACAGCGAGGTGGTGGTGTGAGCCGGCTCAAGGACGTGGAACTCGACGTGGCGCGCCTGCTCGAGGCGGCGGGCCTGGGCACCCTCGCGGACGGCCTGCCCACACTCTACGCGGGGCCCTACCCCCCAGGAGCCCCGGACGCCTTCATCGCGTGCCGGTTCTCCGGCGGGGAGAAGCCGGAGAAGTACCTGGCCAACGCGGGGACGGCGCTCCACCGCTGCACGGTGACGGTGCTGGTGCGCGCCGCGCGCGGCCCGGACGGCTACTCCGAGGGGAGCGCCCGGGCCCGCGCGGCCTGGGAGGTGCTGTACGACGCTCACCCCCCGGGCTACGTGCGCGTGGACGTCGAGGACGGCGGGCCTACGCACCTCGGCGAGGACGAGGCGGGGCGGCCCCGCTGGTCGATCAATGTGAGCATCGCGTACTCCTCCCGCTCATAGGCGCGATCACCTGCACCATTCGGCGCAGCCCGATTTCTGGACGGTAGTCTCATTCCGCGATTGGCTATCGTCGCCCGTGCCCCAGCACTTTCTCAGAGGAGACGAAGATGGACTCAGTCAAAGACTGGTTGCTTGCGATGCTCACAGGCGCCCCGTCGGCCGCTCTGTTTAGCTGGCTCTTCGTCGAATCCTTCAAGCGACTTCTGGACCGAAGCACGCAGACGAGTCTTGAGTCATACAAGACCCAGCTCCAGCTCGAGTCGCAGAGCCAGCTCGAGCGCCACAAATCCGAAATACAGATGAAGGCAACCCAGCAGGTCGAGATCATCCGCCACGAGATGCAGAAACAAATGCTCCGTGCGCAGCTCTCAACAACAAAGACCCACACCGTCTACTCCAAGTTGATTAAGCTGCTTTTGAAGGCCGAAGGCTCTGTGGGCAGCCTCATGGGTGCCGGCTATGCGCCCACGTTCGAAAAATACAGTCTTGAAGACTTTGCCAAGGTGCTTGATGAAGCGAGAGCCCCTGGACAGGAGAAGAAGGAAACACTGGATCTCCTGGAGCGCGATCGCCACGAGGGCATTAGGCGACTTGAAGCCTACCTCAGACGAAGAAAGATACAAGACGGTCGAGTAGATGTTGCCAAGGCCAGAAATTATCTACTTCTGGAGGGGATTTTCATAACGGACACTGTCCGTGATCTGGCATTCAAGGCCTGCGACAGCCTTGGGAATGCATATGTCGCAGCAAACGTCAGCGAAATGACCAAGGGCATGGATGGTGTCGGCGATTACTACAGCAAACACTCGAAGGCTCTCGATGAAGCGGCGGGGCATCTTCGGATGCTCCAGGACGCTATGCGAGCCGATCTCCTGCCTGTGGGCGTAGGGCCCCCTCAGGCAGGGCCGAAAACCACTGATCTACCGGAGACGTAGCGCCATATCTGCGACGAGCAGAGTCTCTGTGACTGCCCGGTCAGCCTCGGCATGCTCCACCCGAGCAACCAAGTAGCGCAGTCTTGAGCCGTCGGTTCCATCAAGCCCGCTCTGCGCCTCCTGGAGTGCCCGCTCTGCCCTCAGGAGCCTCGCCGCCAATTGCTGCCGTCTGTTTCCGCCCATAGACCACCTTCCCGCCTTTCGGACCGGGCGCTCCCTATCGCGCCCCTCGGTGCACGGGAGTTTGCCCGTGCGCCGGAAGGCCTCTGAGCACGTCCCAGGCCAACCGCCCGCCCCTTCTGCTGGGGCATGGCGCGCCGCAACAGACGCATCCGGGTGAAGGTGACGGTGGACACCACCGCCCTGCGCCAGCTGCGCGACAACGCCCAGGAGGTGCTCCGGGCCCTGGACCACCCCCTGCGCGACGCCACCCGGCGCATCCTCGACGTTTCCCTCTTCCTCGTCCCCCGCGGTGGAGCTCCGGGCGATCCGCTCAACCTCGCGGACACCGCCTTCCTCGACGGCCCCCTCTACAACCCCGAGCGCAAGTCCTCCACGTGGACCTGTGGGTACGCGCACCCCGCTGCCGGAGCCATCCACCAGGGCTTCCACTGGGGCGACGCGCTCAAGCCGCCTCCTGACTTCCTGCGCCGCGCCACCAAGGGCATCTCCCGCCAGCTCAAGAAGTCGGTGGGCCAAGTGCTCATGCGGGAGATCGCCCGCCTCACCCAGTAGGAGTGACACGCCATGCCCACGCCCGAAGTCATCGAAGCCCACCTGTACTCCATTCACGTCCTCGCGACGAAGACGGAGGCCCTGTCGGACGCCAACAAGCCCAAGACGCTCAAGAAGTTCGACATCCCGGACTCCATGGAGCTGCGGGAGCTGAAGTACCTCAACAACACCAAGGGCCTCGTGCAGTACAGCCCCGGCTTTCGCACCATGAAGGGCACGCTCGAGCTGGACGTGGTGAAGGACAGCCCCATCCTCACCACCATCAAGACGGCCTACGCCGCGCGCAAGCCCATCTGGGTGGTCTGCGTGGAGAACCCCGACGGTGCTGCGGGCACCCAGGGCGTGCGCTACGAGGGCGTCATTGGCAGCTACCCCATGACGTTGGAGGCGGGCACCCTCGTCTCCGTCTCCATCGAGTTCGGCATCAACGAATTCGAGCCCATCTGACGATTCACCCAACCGCTCACCCACCCCAGGAGAACACCATGTCCGACGTCGCCAGCATCAAGCACAGCCTCCTCCGCGCCCCCTGGCGGGAGTACACCCGCCTCAAGGTGGAGGGTCTCGACGGCCCCGTGGAGCTCGTCATACGCCGCCCCCCGGACTCCGTCCTGGAGAAGCTCCTCCGGTCCCTCAAGGAGAAGGGACTCGACGCGGCAGGAGGCGAGGAGAAGGATCCCGAGAGCGCCCTCCACTTCCGCGCGCGCGTCGTGGCCACCTGCGTCTTCCTCCCCAACGCCGTCGCCCCGCTATTCACCGAGGACGAGGTGCTCGACTGGCCTGGTGTGGCGGAGGTGTCCAACGCGTGCATGGCCGCCATCAACCCCGCCAAGGCCCTGGAGAACGCCCGGGGAAACTGACGGGCGACCCGCTCCACGGGCTCGTGGTCCGGGTCGCCCGCCTCGCGGGGTGGACGTACGAGGAAATGCGCAGCCAGCCCCTCTCCTTCGTGTACGAGCTCGCCGCCGACGCCCAGTTGGAGGGTGAGTCCATTCGCCAGGAAAGCAGTGTCCCCGCCTCCAGCTCAACGCCAGCATCAGGGAGCGGGCGCCAGCGCATCATCCGATACACCATGAAGGGGTAGCCCTTCCGCCCCGCCAACCTCGTGACTTGGCGGGGACGGGCGGGTGCGCGAGGCTGGGGGGATGATCCGAACGCTCGCCGCCGTCGCCGTCCTTCTGTCCGTCTCCGCCTGCTCCAAGCCGGGGCTCGCCACCATCGAAGAGGCTGAGTCCTTCGCCCAGGCGCGTGGAGTGGTCCTGACGGACAAGAAGGAGGACACGGACCAGATCGTCGCCCCTCGGTCCTACGACTACAAGTCTGGAGAGATCAAAATTGGCATTACGCAATTCAACACGCCCGAAGCCGCGGAGACGTGGCGCAAGGCCATGGACGAGATGCCGGGAGGCGAGACGTTGGTGCCCAAGGGGCACGTCGTCTTCAGCATCTGGGGTGGTGCGGATGCCGACCGGCAGAAGCTGATCGCCGCGTTGAAGTAGCCCGTTCACCCCTTCTAGGGGTGCATGAGCGGAGCACTGAAGGTCGGCGACGTCTTCGTGGCGGTCAGCGCCTCACTGAATGAGTTCACCAAGGGCATCGACGAGTTGCTCGAGAGCGTGGAGGAGGCCGCCGACGCCATCGAGGGCGCCATGTCCAAGGCCGCCGCCGCCCTGGGCGACTTCTCGGAGGGGTTGCTCTCGGTCGCGGCGGTGGCCGGCGCGGCGGTGGCCGGCGCGGCCGAGTCCAACGAAGTGGCGAAGAAGGCAGCAGACGACCTCAAGGCGTCCATGCTCCAGCTCTCGTCCGAGGTGGGCGCGGTCTTCGTGCCACTCGTGCGCGAGCTCACCGAGGGCGTGCGTACCCTGACCGCAACCTGGCGCGGGCTGGGCGCCGAGCAGAAGCAGCAACTCGTCTCCTTCGTCCGGTATAGCGCGATCGTCGGAGCGGCCGGTCTCGCCACGTCGCGGGCGCTGCTCTTCACCAAGTCCCTCTTCGAGGGCACCGTGGTGCTCGCGCGGGGACTGCGGTCGCTCAATGGCGGATTGGGCGTCCTAGCCACGGGACTCAAGGGCGTCGGCCCGCTACTCACCCGTCTGGGCTGGCAGCTCGTCTACTTGAAACAGGCGAGCATGGGCGACGTCTTCGCGTCCGTGACGGCGTCGCTGCGCACGTTCGCCGCCAACCTCCGGGCGCTGCCGGGGCAAGCGGGCGGGCTTGGGACGGCGTTCCGGGCCATGCTGCCCAACATCCTCGCGGTGGGCGCCCCCGTGCTGGCGATCACCGCCGCCGTCGCGGGCCTGGTGCTCCTTGCGGGCTCCCTCTACCGGGCCTGGAACCAGGGCGGCGCGGGCCTGAAGGAGGTGCTCTCGGGGGTGGGTGAGTCCGTGAGGGGACTGGCCCTGCAGGTGAAGGACACCTTCACCGGGATCTTCGACGCCTTCATGGAGTTCGCCCTGGGACTGGCCTCCGCATTCCTTGAGGTGCTCGCCGCCAAGGTGCGCGCCGTGGCTGCGTTCGCCGAGGAGGTTGCTCGGAAGGCGAAACGGGACACGTGGGCGGACAACCTCGCCCAGGTCCAGAAGCTGTCCGGCGCGGGCATGGTGAAAGCCATTGTCGGTCAGGTCTCCCCCGTGGTGGACGCAGCCCGGCAGAAGCTCGCCAGTGCGGGGGCTGTGCTCAAGAGCATCGGCAAGGAGACGGGGGAGGCCATCGGATACGGGCTGCGCGAGAGCGTCGGCGGAGTGAAGGACGTCCTTCGGGACACGGGGCTCTCCGGACTGAAGGACCAGCTCTCGAGCTGGGTCGAGGGCTTCATGCCCAAGGTGGGGGACGCCTCCTCCGTCGGCTCACCCGTCGACCAGGAGGCGGCGGCCGCGCGGTACGAGGACTGGCTGAAGAAGCAGGACGCCAGCCTGCGCCAGGCGCTCTACGAGGACGCGGCGGCGGCGAACAAGGCGCTCGCGGCGGAGGCGGCCGCCCTCGAGGAGACATTGCGCCAAGTGGAGGAGGAGGCGCAGGAGGCGAGCGAGGCGGCCCAACTGCAAGCAGAAGCCAGTCTGGAGGCCGCAGAGGAAGCGCGGCGCGCCCAGGCGGCCGAGGCCGAGCAGGCCGTGGAGGCCTGGCGTGCCTCGCGGGACGAGGCCCTGCGCCTCGCGGAGGCCATGGAAGAGGCCCGGGAGGCCCTGGTGTCCAACCTCGCCTCGCGCACCGGCAGCCTCCAAGGCCTCGTGCAGTCGGCCCAGCAGGGAGCCATGATGGGCGGCCCCATGGGCGCGGTGGCGGCGGTGGGGCTAGACTTGCTCACCCAGTCCGAGGGCTTCTCCCAGATCATCGAGATGGTGAACAACACCATCCAGCTCGTGGCGGACGCGTTGGGTTCCTTCCTCGTGCCACTCCAGCCCCTGGTCGCGTCGGTGCTGCGCCTGGTGCCGATCATCGCAAACGCACTCGGCCCGGTCTTCTCGTTCATCGGGCAGTTGCTCGAGCCGTTGGTGCCCGTCTTCTATGTCATTGGCGAGGTGCTCCAGGTGCTGGAACCCCTGTTGCAGATGTTCGCTGGGGCGCTCCAGCTCGTCGCCATGCCCATGAAGCTCATCGTGGACACGGGGCTGCGCATGCTCTTCGAGGGCATCAAGTACCTCGGCGTGGGCGTGCTGGGCGTGGCCCGGGGCATCAGCTGGCTCTGGAATGGCGTCGTGGAGGGCGTGCAGTGGGTGCTCCGCGGGCTCGCGCACCTGCCTTTCCTCGACGGGCTCAACAAGGTGGCCGACGAGTTGGAGGCCGTGAAGGTGGATCGGGACGCGCTGAAGCGCTCCCAGGAGGAGTTGCTCAACCTCACCTACGAGCAGGCCCGCGCGAAGGCGGCGGAGACGGCGGCCACCATCAAGAACACGAAGGCGCTGCAGGAGGCGACGGAGAGCCTCACCAACGTGCCGGCGGCGTGGCGCGTGGCCCAGCGGCGCTTCGACTCCCAGGACGCGCGCACTTCGCCCCTGCTGCCGGCTGGCGTAGCGCCGAGCTCCGCCCAGGCCGCGCCCGCGCAGACGGCCGCCCCGGGCATCTCCATCGGCACGGTCAACGTCTCCGGGGAGGACACGGGCCGCGCGCTCGCCAAGCTCGAGCAGCACTTGAACAACCTCTCCTTCCGCAACCGGGGCACCCGCGCGGGCCCGGGCCGGTACGCGGTGGAGGGCGGGTAATGGCCCTCCTGCGAGTCAACGGGGTGCCAGTGGAGTGCACCGCCTCGGAGTGGGAGCCGGTGACGCTCGGCGAGGTGGCGCGCAGCTTCAACGGCTGGCCGCGTGACACCGGCCGGGTGAAGAAGATGGACTTCCGCTTCACCAGCGGGCTGCTCTCCCTGCCGGAGGCGGTGGCGATGCGAGGCCTCGTGGAGGGCGCGGGGCACGTGCTCACCTTCGAGGACACCGCGGGGTACCTGTACACCTCGCGCGAGCTCGCGCCGCTCAGCGCCACGGGCGCCACCCGCTCCACCGTGGGCGCGAGGCACGGCAGCGCCTGCCTGAGCGTCGCTCCCAGCTCCGTGGTGGGGTGGAACGTGGGCACCCAGGGGTACGAGGGCGAGGGGGGCACCTTCATGGGCTGGGTGCGCGAGGGCGCGGGGCCCTGGCGGCACATCCTCTACGCCGCCGGCGGGCCGTCCCTCCACGTCGACGGCCAGCGCGCGAACGCGAGCGGGGGCTACCCCTTCGCCCAGGCCCAAGACGGCTACCTCGTGCTGGGGGACATGGGCATGCAGGGCGTGGCCACCCACTTCGACGACGTGGTGGCCCTGCCCTACTCGGTGCCCTCGGCGTGGGTGCCCCACCTGTACGCCTGGCACAGTGCGCGCGGCTGGCCCGCCCTGCCGTACGTGGTGGCCCAGGGGCCCCGCTTCCCCGCCCAGGGGCAGCTCATGCTGGGCAAGGCCGGCACCGGGCGCACCGAGGCGCTCCTCACCACCGTGGGGGAGTCCTTCGACTTCTCCCTGCACGGCACCTGAGAGCGGCCCTTCTCCCGGGCATGCGCCCACTCTCCCCTTCCCAGCTTCGCCTGCTCTCCTGCCCCGCCGGCTACTCCGTCCGGGGCCGCGTCCGCGTGCTCGGCCCGGACGGCACCACCTGGCACAACCTCTCCGCCCTCTTCGAGCGGGACTTCCTCGAGGGAGTGGACGTGGACGAGTCCCTGGACAGCCCCGTGGCGCAGGCGACGGTGCGCGTGCTGCGCGAGGTGAACGGCCTCTCCCTCGCGCCCCTGGTGACGGACTCGCGCGCCAACAACCTCGCCGGCGCCTACTCCCCGCTGCTGGACGCGGGACGCACCTTCCGGGTGGAGGTGGGCCTCGCCCCGCTGGGCTGCGAGCCCGGCCCCGGGGACTGGCTGCCCCTCTTCTACGGGAGGGTGGACGACGTGGACGCGGGCGACGCGGTGCTCACCTTCAAGGGCCGGGACTTCGCCGGCGTGCTGCAGGACGTGTGGTTGCGCCAGGAGCGCCAGTACGGCAGCACCGCCGGCACGCCCCTCCAGACGGTGTGCCAGTCCATTCTCAATGACTCGCACCTGTCCGCCTTCGGCCTCTACGTGCCAACCGACTTGGCCTGGGACTTGGGCCCCTACAACCAGGCCGTGGAGCCCGTGGCGGACGCCCTCGCGAAGCTCGCCACCGCTCGCGGCGCCGAGTGCCGCTGGAAGCTGCGCCCGGACACCGGGGACTGGGGCCTGTGGTTGTGGGTGCCCGACAGGAGCGCCAGCGAGCCCGTGTGGGAGTGGGGCCCGAAGGACTACAAGGAGATCGGCGGGCTCTCCACCTCCCTCGCGGACGTGCGGACGCTCGTGGAGGTGGTGTACTCGGACGCGAGCGACTTGGACGTGACGGGCCAGCCCAAGCGCAAGACGGTGGTGCGCGAGGACGCGGCCGCCACCGCTCGCTACGGGTACCGCGCGCCGGATGGCTCCATGGTGCCGCGCTTCATGCGCGTGGCCGAGGGGGCAACCTCGAACATCCGCTCCCAGGCGGCCGCCGGGCGCCTGGCCGACGCGGCCCTCGCGGACTTGTCCTCGGCCTCGCTCGGGGTGAGCGTGGAGGTGGCGCTGCACCCCGGGCTCGAGCTGGCCGACCTGGCGCGCCTCGCCCCCAACGGGGTGCACTTCGTCGACGCCCAGACGCTCGCGGTGCGGCAGGTAACCCATTCCCTCTCCGCCAGCGGTGGCACCACGCGCATGCAGCTGCTCGGCAAGCCGAGCCTCAGCCCGCGGGCCTGGTTGGGACTCGAGGCCCGGCCCGGCGTGGCCCCTGCCCCCACCTTCACCGGCCCGGCCGCGCCCTCGGGGCTCGCCGTCACCAACGCCTCCACCGGTGCCGTGCTGCTCTTCACCGCCCCGGACGGCACCACCGGCCCCACCGCGGACAGCTTCGAGCTGCACATGGGCGCCACGCCGGGCTTCGTCCTCTCCAGCGCCAGCCTCAAGGCCGTGAGCAGCTCCACGCGCTTTGATTTGACCGCCCTGCCCCCGGGCGTCACCTACTACGCGCGTGTGCGCAGCCGGGACAAGAAGGGCAACGTGGGCCCGGCCTCGGCGGAGGTGACGCTGTCGCCCCGCTACCTCTACCCGGGGACATTCCTGCCCAGCGTCACCTACGGCGCCCTGCCCCTCAACGGAGACTTCGAAGCCCACCTGGACGCAGCCGCGCCGCCGGACGGGTGCGCCATGCTGCAGGGCACCTGGGGCGTGGACGCCTTCGGGGACACCTCGCTCACCTACTCCGGCGCGCGCTCGCTGCGCCTGGTGGCCCGGACGGGAGGGACGCGCCTGGGGCTGCAGCCCTTCGTGGCCCGGGCCGGGGAGCGCCTCGCCGTGAAGGCTCTCTTCTACCCCCAGGAGAGCGGCGTGAGCGCGGGCCTCTACGTCACCTGGCTCAACGCCGCCTTCTCCTCCGTGGGCACCACCAACGTGGGGGCCGAGGCGCTCTCCGGCGGCACGTGGCGGACGCTCTCCGGCTACGTCACCGTGCCCGTCCAGGCCCGCTACGCACGCGTGGAGGTGGGCACCGGCTCAAGCATCAGCGGCAGGAGCCTCTGGGTGGACTCGGTGACGGTGGAGCCTGCTCTCACCGTGCAGGCCGCGTGGGCGACGGTGCGCCACCCCGTGCTGGGCGGCAACCTCACCGACTACTACAACGGCTGGGCCCCTCGGGTGGGCCGGCCGGCGCGCTACCGGCTGGACACCCTGGGCGAGGTGGAGCTCACCGGGGCGATGGTCGCCCCCTCCTCGGGGCCGTCCTCGGACTCGACAGTCTTCATCCTCCCCCCAGGCTACAAGTCGGACAGGGTGCTGACCTTTCGCACCCACGATGGGAGTCGGCTGCTCAGCGTCAACGTCTACCCCAGCGGCGAGGTGGCGGTGGAGAATGCCGCGGCCAACTCGGAGGTGTCCCTGGACGGCTTCCGCTTCCAGCCCGTCAGCTGATCAGCGCAAGCCGTTCCATCTCCTCACATGGTATTTCAGCAGGCTTAGTCATCGCCATAGCGCCCACTACAGAGAGGGCAGCCATGAAGCTCCGAACCCTCCGTGTCGTAACTCATCCACAATTCATAGCAGCGCGCGCAATGCCCACCGACAGCACCCTTGAACTGGGCGCCGCAACCGACACAAGCATGCATATCCGAACCATCCAAGTCCTCCACGGGAACAACGGTTTGCTGGGCGAGACACACCCCGCAGCTATAAAGTGTCTGACCAGCATCGGCTTGCTCCTCGGGGCTCATCAGGCTGGCGGGATCCAATTCATCTAGGAGCTGCTGTCGACTGTGAATCTCGAAGCAAGAACACTCCTTTGGTGGGCCGTCCAATGCATGCCACTGCGAGCACAAAAACCGCCCTGCCGCCGCCTCCGCGTGGCACACTAGGCACGCAAACATAGAAATTCTCACTTCCAGATTGTCAATCACCCCCGACACAAAGCCACACGCCGGACATTTGATCAGGGCCCCTCTTGCCCTCGGCTCTCTCAACTCATCCTCAAGCTCCTTGTATTTCGCTCCAAGATATGTGGCATATACGAGCAGGCGCCTGTCGACGTTATGGATCCGTTCACCGAATCGAGCAAAATGCCCCGACCACGTCACAGTGAGCAATTGATGAAGGAGATACCAAGCGCGACACTGCTCGGCCGCGACCTGCCTGGTGTCGCCTGGCGGAATCCAATGAAGCGCTTTATTCCTGTGCTCGAATACGGCCTTAAACGCATCCTTTGAGTGCTGAAGCGACGTACCCGTCTTGCTCGTGATGACTGAGCACAACGCCGACGCCTGGACCGTATTTACACTACCGCCCTTGAGTCCTGACCAAGTACAAGCATGGGGATCGCTGGCCGTGAGACTCCAATGCTCAGCAAAGAGCCTGGCCTTGAGTAGCAGTTCGAGACCCGTCGCGAAGTGCGCAATAGAGAATTTCGGATCCTCTTCAAGCTCTCCCGCTGAACGCTCAATGAACTCAAGGCCGTTAACAACAAGCGCCTGGAACAGTTGGTCGATCTCTTCTTTGTTCGGCATCAAAGCACGATGCTACTTGACCTTGCTGCTAAGGGCCAGAGGGCTCGTCTATGAGTCGCCTGTGGAGTGATCGGCGGGCGACCCAGAGAGCATCCTGATCCACGTCCACTGCTAGGACGTCAGCGGACGACACACGCGGGGCAGTCCACCGCCCAGCGCTTGCCCCCGCCCTGGGCGCCCGCGTCCGAGACGAGGCGCAGGCGCCCCTCGCCCGCCTTCACCCAGGTGTCGCACGCGCACCGGGCCGCTCGCGCGTTGGGACGAAATCGCACCGGGCCGCTCGAGCACTGGGGCTCCACGTGCGAGAGGCCCATCTCCGCGGAGAAGTCCGCCTCCTCGCCCTTGCGGACGAGGCCCCCGCAGGCCCGGCAGGTGCCGGCCTTCTTCGTGGTGATGATCGGCACGTCAGGCCGCCTCCAGGTGCTCGCGCAGCGCCGCCAACCCCTGGGCGCGCGCCTCGTGCAACTCGGCGAGCGTGCAGCCCAGGTGGCGCGCGAGCTGCGCGTCGTTGAGGCGCGGGGTGCAGAGGCCCAGGGGAACGCCCACGGCCAGGCGCTGCCGACGCGGGAGGTGCTCGAGAGCGACCACCGCGGCGCCCTGGGTGGCGAGTTCCTCGAGGCGCTCGCCGCCAGCGTCGGCCACGTCCGAGGCCTCGCGCTCCTCGCACCGGGTGGCGCCCTGGGCCAGCGCCAGGGCCGTGGCCGCGTCGGCGCCCTCGGTGTGCAGGGCCTCCTCGTACGTCACCTCCTCGCGCTCCACGCGCTTCCGGGCGCGCGCAGCGAGCTTGCGCCCCCAGTGGGTGGGCCCCACCAGCCGGCCCTCCGCGAGCACGTTGCCCAGGTGCTGGCGCACCGCCTGGGCCACGTACGCGGGGTACAGGGTGCGGCCCGGCCCGGCCTTGCCCGGGGTGAAGCCGCGCCAGAGCTTCTGCGCGCGCAGGGCCGCCTCCTGCAGCAAGTCGGCCCGCGAGAGGTACGTGCGCTCATGGCTCGCCCAGGCCCGGCGCGCCTCGGACTCGAGGAAAGGCGAGAGGAGGCCCAGCAACTTCTCCTCCGCGGCGCGCTGCCGGCGGCTGCCCTCCGGCTGGCCCCGTGCGTCGCGCAGCGCCCCCTCCATGGCCTCGGCCAGCTCGGCCGAGAGCAGCCCCCTGCCCCGGGAGGGCCGTTGGAAGGGCAGCACCAACTGGGCACCTGGCTCCGCCGGTGGCGGTGTGCGGCCGCGCAGGTGAGGCCGGTGCGCGCGCTCGCGGCGCCGCACCTCGCGCTGGGGCACCTCGGCGAGGAAGGCGAAGGGCTGCTGCGCGGGAGGGTTGGGGACCGCGGCGAGCGCCGGGCGCGGAGACGCGCGGGCAGAGGGGCGCGAAGGGGCGGGGCGGGCGAAACAGGCCATGCGGGCCCTTGTCCTCGCCGCTCCAGGCTCCGTCCATTACCCGACCGGAAGCCCCGCCGGCAGGCCGGTGCGGCCGTTGCCCTGGACGCGAATGCCCGCCCGCCGGAGTGCGTCCAGCGCCTCCTGTTTCGACACCGCGAAGCGCTCACAGAGCGCGTCTACCGGGAGCTCCGGCTCGCGCTGGTACAGCTCGACAATCCGCCGGTGGCGCCAGGCGCTCAGCTCCGCCGCGGTGAGACCCAGCAGCGGGCGCGCGGGGCCGAGCTCGTCGCTCCGCTCCGCTTCCACCAGGTGGGCGGGCCGAGAGGGCGGCTTCTCCCCGCGCGCCCGGGCGAGCTTGTGCTTGTACACGCACTCCGCACAGCGCCAGGGCACGGGGCCCTTCGGTCCCACCGCCACCTCCGCGCCACACGCGCAGGTGACGTGCCGAGGGCGCTGGAAGCAACTCATGGCCGCCTCCGGCGAGCCGCGCCCAGCGCGCGGGTGAGGCCGAGCAGCGAGGCCAGGAGGCACCCCGCGGAGAGCAACCGGGGCGCCTCGCCCGGGGTGCCGAGGAGGGCGCAGGCGAGCAGCACGTGCGCGAGGAGAATGAGGCGCTGCTGGCCGTGCGTCATGGCCCGCCCTCCCCCACGTCCACGCGCACCCCGGCAAGGCCGCACCGCTCGGCGTGCTCGCGCACGAGGGGGCCGAAGTGCTCCTCGACGAAGCTCCGGCGGAACCTGTCCCCCGCGGAGAGCACCAGCACCCCGCCCGCCACCTCCCGCGGGCGCAGCAGCTCGAGCTGGCTCACGGCGTACTTGAGCCCCTTTTCGCCCAGGGAGGCGAGCACCTGCCGCCACGCCGTGGCCGCGGGGCTGTCCCCGGGTGGGGCCTGGGCCGGTGGTTCCGGTTTCGGCTCCCCGGGCGAGGATCCGGTGGGCTCCGGGTCCAGCGTCCATCCCCCGTGCAGTAGCTTGTCCGCAGGCGTGTGCCCATCGGGGCAGGTGCCCCGGAGAATCCACAGCAGGTCGGCCGTCCGGCGGGTGCGCAGCTCCCCCCGACACAGCGGGGAGCGCGGCACTCGGGCGAACACCTCGCGCCACTCCTCGAGCGGGCGCTCCTGCAACGCAGCCTCTGCGCTCGCGAGGAGAGCCACCGAGGTGCGCTCGGGCCACGGAGCGAAGCCGCGCCCCGAGCCCACCACGAGCGTCTGCCAGGCCTCGCGCAGCGCCTGCACCTCGGCAGGCAAGCGGGCCGCGGGCATGGGCGCTCGGTACTCCCGGGCTGCCGCCGCGCGCGTCACGGTGAGACGCCCGCTTCTCGGCGGCGTCACGGGCGTGACGGGCGCCTGCGTGACGGAGGGAGGAGGAGGTGTAGTTATTTCTTTCTTCTTCTCCTTCTCCTGCATCACGTCACGCGTCACGCCGTCACGCTCGTCCGTCACGAGGCGTTGGCGTAGTCGGTAAGCCCTTGATCTTGCTGCTGCCTGAGTCTTGCGGCGCTCGTCCTTCTGGGCCTCCGTCACGCTCGTGTCCGTGACGCCCGTCACGCTGGGGGCGTGACGCGTGACGCGCGATGCGTCACGCACCTCCGTCACGCGGTCCGAGCGTGACGCGGGCGGTGGAGGTACGGCGGCCGGAGCCGCGAGGCGCGCGGTGAGGGTGACGAGCGCCTGGGCCTGCAAGTGGGCGGTAGCCTCGGCCCGCTCGGCCCGGGCCAGCGCCGCGGCCAGCTCCGCGCGCAGGGTGGCGACGTCCGCGTGGCACGTCAT